CGCCGCAATGGTCACTCTGGGCGACCAGCAGACCGCACAGCGTTTCGGACCGTCCAATGACATCATGTTTAACGGCGTCCAACTCAACACTGATGACGTCATCCAATTCTTGGCACCGTCGCAAGGTCTGCTCTATACGGGCAACCGCGCAATTGCTACAGCGATCAAACTGCAACAAGCATCGGATCGTTTTGCTGTCAATGAGATTGCTGCCGGGTGGCTTCAGCAAACCGACGCATCCGAACCAATGTCAGCTGAAGACCTTTCAGAACTTGCAGCTGCTTGGCGTAACGCTCGACAAGTTGGTGCCATTGGCGCACTTAACAGCGTCGTGACTTTCAAAGAGTTCTCCAGTGACCCGAACAAGTTGCAACTGATTGAGTCGCGTCAATTTCAAGCACTTGAACTGTCTCGGGCCACTGGAATTCCCGCATACCTTTTGGGCATCGGCGTACAGGGCTACACCTACCAAAACGCACAGTCCGCACGACAGGACCTTTACTTGTTCGGAGCAAAACAATATTTGGATTGCATTGAACAAACATTGTCAATGAACAACATTTTGCCCCGTGGCCGTTATGTCGAATTTGACATTGACGACTATTTAGCAGAGAACGATTTAACAAGCGTTGCTTACGAACCGTCAGCAGAAGAACGCAGATCAGAGGAAATGGCATGATTCGACTTACAGCCGATCTACCCACAGTTGACTTTGCAAAATCAGAAGAGGACGCACCTGCGTCAATCTCTGGCATTGCAGTTCCGTGGGCACCAGTCACCGCAACCGTTTTAGGCGGTCAGCGTGTGGCATTTGAGCGAGGCGCTTTTGATATCAATCAGAAGGCCGCGAAGCTCATAGAAGGGCACGACCTCACACAGTTACGCGGAACCGTTAACGCTCTCGCCGATTTTGAGGAGGGCTTGGGCTTTACTGCGACCTTTGCAAAAACGAGAGCCAGCGCGGACGCCGTAGAACTGATCCGCTCAGGTGCTTACGATGCAGTCTCAGTTGGTGCCGAGGTTCAGGAGTCGTACTACGACAAAGAACTGAAAGCCACCGTCGTCACCCGTGCTTCGCTAGTCGAATTGTCTTTGGTCGCCGTGCCAGCGTTCTCGGGCGCAGAAATACGCGACCTAGTTGCTCAGGCCGACGAACCCGAAGAAGAAATCCCAACAGAAACAACCCCAACAACACCATCCGAGGAGGATGAAACCATGTCAGAACCCACAAGCGTTGAAGCCGCAATCGCGACTCAACCGATCTATGCAACCGCCAAGCGCGAATTCAAATTGCCGTCAATGTCCGAATACATTTCGGCTTTCGTTCGTGGAGGAAGCGATTTCGCACAACTCAACGAAAACATTCGCGCCGCAGCTCCTAACGTGACCACGCCTGACATCCCCGGTGTGATCCCAACCCCCATCATCCAAAATGTGTTCAACTCGTTTGTCGGCTCGCGCCCTCTCGTGGATGCAACCACGCTTCGACCCATGCCGCAGGGAGGCTCAGTTTTCATCAGACCTGTAGTGAATGTCCATGGATCAGTGGGTACTGCCACACAGAACACGACCATCACCGCGTCGGCTTTCGGCATTGACGACATTCAGATCACCAAGACCATTCAGGGTGGCTATGTTGAAATCAGCGAAGCCGCAATCGACTGGTCACAGCCTGAAGCACTCGGACCGTTGCTTGACGACATGGCTCGCGTGTACGCAGACCGCACCGACTTGCTCGCCTGCTCGGAATTGCAGACTGGCACCACCAACAGCAACAACTTTGCTAACGCATCAATTGCTGACCCGGCATACTGGGTTGAGTGGATGTACACCGCAGCTGCTGACATCTTGACTGGTTCAAATGGCAACTTGCCGTCCATCTTGGCTGTGTCACCGAACGTCTGGAAGTTGATGGGCAGTTTGTCCGATACTGCTGACCGTCCGTTGTTCCCACAGGTGGGCCCAATGAACGCATACGGTTCGCTCAATGTCGCTTCGACACAGGGCGCGTTTGCTTTCGGTTTGCGCGTCGTCGTTGACCGCAACTTGACCTCGGCTGGCATGACCATCCTTGACCCCCGTGCACTTGAAAACTACGAAATGGCGAAGGGTGCAATTTCCGTTGAAATGCCCTCACAGCTTTCACGCCAAATCGCGTTCCGTGGCTACTGGGCATCCAAGGTCATTGACCCCACCCTCACCATCAAGGCTGCTTTCGTCTGATAGACGGAAACTTCGAGAGGATCTGAATCATGGCCGTATTCACCGTCACGCACGCACAACGTGTAGACGACTACGCCGTGATCCAGACTCTTGAGGCAACCGACATCACGATCGGTCAAACGATCGTTGTTGCAGGAGTAGGAAACAATTTTGATGCGACTTACATCGTTCAGGCTGTCCCTACTTTTGGGTTTGTTGGTGTCAGTGTTGAAGGTGACTTCATATTTGATTACGAAGTCACCATCACGAATCAACTACTTGTCAAATCAAACTTCGATAACTATCAAAGAGCTTCAGCGACTGGAACAGTAACTTGGACCCAGTCCTGCACTTGGTTGTCATCAACTGCCCCGGTGACAGAGTTTCTTGGGATCTCGTCGGCCACGGCAAATGACACCGCGTTCCTAACGACTTGTGTCGCAGCTGCGAACGCTTGGTGTTTCAGGCGTCGCGTGCAGGCTGGTTACCACGACAGTCTTACGACCGTCCCTGACAGTTCAGTGCTGTTGGGAACCACGCTTTACGCCGCAGGGCTCTACCGTGAACGCGGGACCACTGGCGACTCATACGCGTCGTTTGGTGACATGACAGGACCACCGTTGATGACCTTGGGTCGAGTTAACCAGTTGCTCGGCATTAAACGATCGCAGTGTGCATGAAATGGCAGGCATCTTCACGGATACCGTTGACACCGTGTCAGCGTCGCTTACAGCGTTGGGACTCAAGCCTGTCACCGATCCGCGCAACGCACGACCGCTCACCGTGTTCGTGGAACTACCGACGTTCACTTGTTTCAACAACCAAATCGCAGACATCACAGTTGATCTCCGAATCCTCGGCGCGCCACCCGGCAATAGCGACTCGGCGAACTACATCCTCGGCGTCGTGGACACAATTATGAACAGCCCGATCGCCGTTGTAAGTGGCTCACCGTCGCTTGCACAAATCGGTTCACAAGAATTACCCGCATACGACCTAACTATCAGAATCGCTTCCAAGCGCATCCCATAAAGGAAAAACCATGCCCACAACAAAAACCGTTTACCTGTCCAACCCAACCGTCACCATCGGTGGAGTGGATGTCACGCAGAACACCTCTGCGGCCTCGCTTGAGATCGGTTACGACTCACTCGAATCCACGACCTTCGGCGATACCGGGCACCGCTTCGTGTCAGGCCTCCAAATGGTGAACGTCACCTTGACGATGTTCATGAACTACGGGACAGGCGAAATTGAAGCCACCCTGTTTGATCAGGTCGGCGACGGCACCACCACTCTGGTCATCTCACCAGCAGGCACAACCGAGTCCGCCAGTAACCCCGAATACACGATCAGTAATGCCATGTTGGCTTCGTTTACGCCGATCGTCACGACCGTGGGAGAATTGAGCCAGGTCAGCGTAAGTTATGTCGGCGGCACTTGGGTGCGCGACGTCACCAGCCCGTAATCAACAACTAACCAAAGGACCCCGACATGATTGGCATGACATTAAAAGTAGAAATGGTTGACGGTGAAACATTCGAAGCACCGATCACTTACGGAGTTGCGTGTAGGTGGGAAGATCACCACCCCACGCTCTCCGTGGGCCGTTTTTTAGAAGACATGAAGTTCAAGCCTCTCGCATGGTTGGCTTGGGATGCGTTACGAACCAAGAAGATTGTGGTTCCGTTGTTTAGCACTTGGGTTGAGAACGTCATGGATATTACGTTTCTCCCAAAAGCCAAACAGGGCCCGCAGGAAGAGCCACAAACCTGATCGCGCAGCTCGCTGTTCGTACAGGCATCAGTCCGTTGGATCTGATGGAAACACCAGCCCAGATCATTGACGAAATGGTCAGGTTGATTATTGAACAGAACGAGAGCAAGCGATGACAATTCAGGTGAAAGGAGTGGGCGAAACGCTGAGAGAACTTGGCAAAATCAACCCTGCTTTAAAGCGTGAATTGAACAAAGACATTCGCAATATTTTGAAACCGTTGCTGGCTGAAATTAACCAGTCGATTCCGTCGTCGCCTCCGCTGTCGGGAATGGCTCACAACGGTCGTACCGGGTGGAGTAACCGCAAGAACTCGGTCATCAAGATTGACAGCCGTAAGCCCCGCAGGAACCTCAACGAGCCCCGTATGAGTGTCCCTGTCAACATTGTTCGTATTACGACTAAGGGCGCGCCTGTGGCGATTGTAGACATGGCTGGTAGGGCTGGAGGATCGTCGTCTAAGCGTGAAACTAAATATCGGCGTCCGATGTTTGCCAGTTTGTTACCCGGTGAACCGTCGCGTTTCATGTGGGCTAAAGCATCGGACTCGATGTCTATGATTGAACGAGAAATGGATTCCACGATCAAGGCCGTGGTTCTCAAAGCAAACCAAGAGATGGCAAGGATTCGCTAATGGCAATCAACATTCCGATTATTACCAGTCTTGAAGATACGGGCATCAAAAACGCTAAAGCCGCTTTCAACGATTTCAAAAGTGCTGTCGGTCAAGCCGAAGGTGGCATAGGCAAATTTAAGGCTGGCTCAAAAGTCGCTTTGGATGCGGTTGCCGCTAATGCTTCTACGTTTGCTGTTGCAGCTGGTGCCGCAGTCGGCAAGTTTGTCGCTGATGGAATCACAGCGTTTCAAGACATGGCGATTTCGGCTGGCAAATTTGCTGATGCGACTGGTTTGGCTGTTGAGGACGCGTCACGCTATATCGAAGCGGCTGGCGATATCGGAATTCCAATTGACGCCGTTGAGGGTGCTATTGGTCGTCTAAATAAGACAATCGGTGCCGACCCTGACAAGGTTCGCAATCTTGGCGTTGACCTTGTTTATCTGAAAGACGGTTCGTTAGACGTCAACGAAACATTCCTTAACACGATTGACCGACTGAAAAAGATTAAGGACCCAGCAGAAAAAGCAAGGGTTGCGGCTCAGCTCCTCGGTAAGGGCTGGCAGTCCATGGCCGAACTTATTGAGATGGGTGCCGACGATCTAAACGCTTCGCTGACGGCGGTTTCGGAGCAGAAGGTTATTTCTGAAGCAGAACTGCAAATGGCTCGAGAGTACCGTGCCGCTATGGACGGTCTCGGTGACTCGGTTGATGACCTGCAAATTAAGTCTGGTCAACGCTTAGTTCCTTTAGCGACTTTGTTGGCTAATGGTGCTGGCGCCGCTTTAGATTTTGACGACAAAGTTACTGAACTATTCAAAGACATTGTTGGTAACGGTACGCAGGCCGAGGAACAGTTAAGCGAGTTGGCTGGTGTTGTAGACGAAGGTCGGATCAATGCTGGAGCGTTTAAGACAGCAATCCAAAACGCCAAAACACCATTAGACAATTTGGCAACTTCTGCGAGCAACGCCACTATTGCAATCGTTAAAGCTGATACTGCTTGGAAGAATTTGACCGGAACATTGGATCGGGAAGTCGCACTTGACAACGCCAAAACTGATCTAGCCGAACTTGAAGCCGCAGCTGCTAAAGCGTTCGGCACAGGTGCACAAGCGGACATTGATGACTACGAAGCAAAACTGGCGACATACGCTGGAGTGCTCGCAGGTATCTCGGGCACTATGGACGGTATCTCGTCCAAGGAAATCTTGTTTAGGTTTAAGACTCAGGGTTCAGCAGCTGCGCTTGAGTACGCAACGTATCTTGCTCGTGGTGCAGAGTACGGCGGTTTAAGCCCTGAGGATGCGTTAGCCCTTGCAGGGATCTCCACGTTGCCACGACTAAACTTTCGTGCAAACGGTGGTCCAGTCATGTCGGGCGGTTCGTACATTGTGGGTGAGCGCGGGCCTGAATTGTTCACGCCGTCGTCGTCTGGGAACATCACACCAAACGGCGCTTTCGGTGGCGGTGCCAATATCACTGTCAATGTCAACGGCGGCGACCCGAACAGCATTGTCAGAGCACTACAGCAATATGTGCGTCAGTCAGGTCCAGTGCCAGTAAACACTAGGGCCATGTAATGCCGAAAATTAACTGGCAAATTGTTTACGACGGTGCAACCGATATCACCGACAAAGTTTTAAGCATGAACATAACGCAGGGACGAGAAAAATACCTTGACACATATAGCGGCGGTTCTTGCACTTTTACAATTAACAATTCAGCAAATTATGCCAGCATTATTACTTACGGAACAGTAATTAACGTCAGAAGTCTTTTAAACGATTCAAGTCAGTTTTTTTGTGACTTTTGGGTGCAAGAAATAACTTTTGATGATTACCCCGGTAACACTGGTTTGAACACGGCAACCATTACCGCCGTTGATTGGATTAGTCGCGCTGGTCGAATACTGGCTGACAATCTTTCGTTACCGCAACTGTCCACTGGTGACCAGTTACGACGATTTGAAATTTCAGCAGGCGGCCCGTTACCTTCCGACATGGGAGTAAATAGCGGCTTATCAGGTACTGGCAGTCTTGCGTCAGCAACTACCTACACAGGTTCAGTTAATAACTATATGAACCTTTTGGTTACAACCGAACGTGGTTATGTTGTGCTTAGAGGCTCGACGTTAACATTTGTTGAAAGACCCTATGTTTCGTCTTTGGTGCCGATTGCAACCACTTTAGGTCGGACTACTTCTGCAAGTCAGATTGCATATCAAACTTTTGAACGAATTCAAAACGGCACACAATTTATCAACACTGCGACGATTAGCCCAAATGGGCTTGCGTCGCAAACATCAGTAAATTTAGGGTCAGTAGTTGCTTACGGTTCAGCTGCTTACAGTTCGTCAACAGTGGACTACACCATTACACAAGCAGTTGGTAACGCTAATTGGATAGTCAACAATTTTAGTGACCTTACAACTTTGCGGTTTGCGTGTTCTTTAACTGATGTTGCTCAAAATGCCACTGCTTTAACAGCATGGTTGACGCAATGTTGGGGCAGTTTTAACCGCAGTATTAACTTGTCGTATCAAGTACCGGGTGGATCGTTGACGACTACAGCTGTGGTTATGGAAGGCGCACAAATTAACGTGACGCCAGAATTAACACAGTTTGCTATGACTTTTTCACCGTTGCAGTATTACCAATTTTTTACCCTTAATTCATCAACTTTAGGTATTTTAGATACCAGTCGACTCGGCTGGTAAAGGAGAAAACATGGCAGTTAACCCAAACACAGACTTTTCGTCGGGTGCAGTCCTTACAGCTGCACAGCAGAACCGTTTTCCCCGTGGGGTTATGGGTGCTGTGTATCGCACCGCAGGCAATGTAACAGTGACAACAACTGCGGCCGATATAACTGGCATGACCACTACTTTTACCGCTGTGGCTAATCGAACATACAAAGCGACATGGACTGTTACAGGTTTGAAAGACACTTCTAACGGTTGGGCTGCCGCATATTTAGCCAACAGTTCAAACACAGTTTTTGGTGCTGTTTATCAAACTTGTTTTATTGTGGCTGGCGGTGGATATTTTAACTTGTCAGGTATCACGTATTTCACAAACTTGACTGCTGGTTCACAAACTCTGAAACTTCGTTGTCAAGTAGAAAACACTGGTGCAACAATTCTTGCGTCTGGTACTAATCCGTGTGTGTTAATGATTGAGGACTGTGGCCCGTCATGAAAATTAGCCTTAAAACAATTGCTGAACATGAATACGAATATGTAATGCGAGCAATCAGAAACGATCTGCTAGCACAGTCCGACTGGACACAAGTCGCAGACGCACCCGTAAACCGTCAAGCATGGGCGACATACCGCCAAGCCCTACGAGACTTCCCAGCCACATGGACAGCAGGACCCGAAGCCGACTTCCCCGATACACCGTGAAAACGCTTGCAGTGATCGCAGCTCTCGCCGTCGTCCTCATGTTCGTCGTCACTGGATGTAGCGAC